CGGGGGGCTTAAGACTGGGAGCAGAAAGCCTAAATCTGGGAGCAAAGCTACTAGAGCCGAACCTAAAGAAGAAGTAGACTGTCCAAAGGGCAGTTACAAATGCAAAGACGTTTGTAAATGCGATACTGTTAAAAAGCCTAAAGGACTAAAGAAGTCCAAGAGGGCTGATTAATGGCATCAACAGTAGTACGAACAACATTAAGACTAGATCAGACACGCAACGCAGCAAAGTTTGAAAACACAGAGACGGCAGTCGGAGGATCTGAAACTACGGTTTTAGATAAGTTCGACTGTGCTTTGTTTCACAGATATGCAATCCAAATCTTTAACAGTGATGGATCTGTAGCAGGAGTTGCTAAGGTTTACGGATCATTGAAAGATACTCCAGGTTCCGAGGGTGGATCTGATTGGACACAAGTTGGAGACGATATAAGTGTAGGTACAAGTAGTAATGCACTTAAGGCAATATCAACAACACCAGTAAGACATCTATGTGTAAGGGCTACAGGCAATGGCGCAGATCTAACAGTTATTGTCTATGCGGAGCAAGTTTAGTGAATGTCGACCTACAACTCCGCTGGCAGCGGTAACTTTAACGCAGACGCTACTTGGACTGAATCAGGTCAACCTTCAACAGATGATGTAGCAGTAATTGCTAGTGGTCACACTGTAACTATGACTGCTGATGCTTCAGTAGGTTCAATAGACATTCAGGGAACATTAACTACTGATGGAACTGCTAGAACATTGACATTAGACGATGGTGGTCAAGGTTATATTTGTGAACACAGAGGAACAGTATCTACAACTATTAATTTAACGATTAACAGCAATTTTGCTGGTGACAGACTTATTAGATTAAACAATGGTGGCAATGGTAATTTTAACAATGTTAGTATTACTTTACAATCAACATCAAGAAAACTTACAATAGGCACAGAAGCAGCTTCAATAGGTGGGAATTTGACTATTGCACAAGGAGAATTTAATACAGATTCTAGCAATAATTATGCACTTACAGTAACAGGAGCTACCACAATAGGAGATGGAAGTTCGTCAGCAGATACTGCAACATTAACTTGTAATGCTTCGACAATTAGTTTAGGTTCGGGAGTAACTGGGGCACACAGCCTTGTTATTCAAGCAGGAGGAACTTTTGTTGGAGGCACAGGAACTCACACGTTAGGTAGTCTTAATATTAAAAATTCTACTGCTGCAAAATGCACATTAACATCGGGAAATACTACAATAAATGGAGAACATGGAAGCTCAAGTAAAGCTATTAACATTGAAGGTTCAAATGGCACAACAAACTTTGCACATGGCAGTGGAACTTTAATAATCACTTTTAACGGTAGTTCAGATATAAAAGCAGACGGAGTAACACTTAATTTAAATAATTTAACAATAAATCACGCAGATGCAGACATCAACACTAAGAGTAATCTTACTTGTGCAGGTGACGTTACAATAACTGCTGGAATACTTGATGGAGAGGATGATGCAATATCCTTTGGAAGTCTTGAAATACAAAGTGGAGGAACCTACAATGCAACAAGCGGAACTACTATAATTAAGGGAGCATTACGAAATGTAGGAGGAACAATATCATGAGCACTTTTGAGTTTCAAGGCACGGGCGGAATAATAGAAGGAAATCTTGGAGCAGCAAACGTTAATGTAAATCTTGACGCTGCTTTAGAATTAGACGGAAGTGCAGACCATCTTACGGCTTCTTTTGCTAATTTTAGAAGTGGCGATTCTGTTGGAGCAGTAACGGCTTGGGTAAAGTCTGACGATTATACAGGTGCAGCAAACCAAGTATTTTTTTCATCTACAGACGCAGCAACAGGCGATTATTACAAACATTTTTATATTGGAGGTGGTGACGGTAAACTTTACGTTAAATGTAAAGATTCGTCAGAAGTCTATGAATTAAGAAGCACTAATGCTATTGTAGGAGATGGAACTTGGCATCACGTTGCTGTTGTTAGTAATGATTCAGCAATTAAAATGTATATTGATGGTATTGAAGAAACTGTAGTTGTTGCTGGCGGTTCTAATAATGGTGATTGGTTTGCAGATATGACTAGCAATAAACTTGATGATGTTACAATAGGATGTAAAATTGACAATGGAGGTGCAGGTAGTTTTTTTGATGGATATATTGCAGACGTAAGATATTACTCAGACGCACTTACAGATGCAGAAATATCAAAATTGTCAAGTAAAATAAATGCAAGCACTCCAGACATAGATAATTTACAGCATTGGTGGAAATTGAACAGCACTACAATAGATTCTTCTAATTTAGGAGAAGATTTTGGAGATGATACAGATATAGATTTAACACCGACAAGTATTGTTGCATCTAATATTCATACTGACGAATACAGTGTAGATGTATATGATAATAGCACAACGACAGATGGAACGTTTACGATCACACAAGGAAAGGTAGAGGGTTTGGCTTTGTCATCAGTTGATTTAAACGGTAGTGACGATTTTATTAATATTAATAATTCTTTAGAGTCTTGGACTGAGTTGGCTCAAAAATCATTTGCAGTTTGGGTTTTTAACGGTGGCAATACAAGCGAATCTCGAATATTTAATACAGGGTTTCAAGATTCAGGAAATGCAACGGGATTTGGACTTGGGCTTGACAATGGAACAGATAATAAGCCATTTTATTTTTTAAGAGATACGAGTGGAAATGGTCTTAAAGCAGAGTTCGGTGATGTTCATACTGTTGATACTTGGATGCATTACGCTATAGTTCAGGATGGTGCTAATGACCAAGCATTTGTGTATCAAAACGGTGTGTTACAAGCTACTGTAAGTAGTGTAGGTGAAATCAATGTAACAACTTCAACTAGTGCAAAAATAGGAGTGCATTGGTCTGACGGCACGGGTTTTTTTAACGGTAGAATAAGAGATGTAAGATTATATGATTATTCAAAAAGTTCAGAACAAGTAGCTTCACTTTATTCTAACACCTACCCGCAGACACCTTTGAACCATTGGAAACTTGACGAAGGATATACTTCAGGAACAACAGCTAACACAGCAGGTGCTTTTGAAGATTCAGGCACAGGAACAGATTTAGATGCACAAGGTTCAGGATTAGTAAACGCAAGTTGCATAAACGGCACTCTTGATCTTGACGGAACACTTACGATAGCAGCTAACGGAACTTTGTCAGCACCAAGAGGTAATTTAACTTTTGCAGGAACTGCTTTAGAAAGCACAGGAACATTTACACATAATAACGGAACAGTTCTTTTTGACAATGGAGCTGACGTAGCTCAAGTTTTACAAGACAGTGCTTCTGGAACATTAGCTTTTTACAATTTAACACATAATAGAGCAGGAGCTTCGTATCATATGTATATCAAAGGAGATATTACAGTAGAAAATATACTGTTAAATCAAACTGGTTTTGTAAACCTTTACGGACCAAATACACTTACGTTAGGAACAACAACATCAGCAGCAACTTGCACATGGACAAGTTCAGGTCTTAGGTTTCATAGCAATACAAGCGGTAATGCTTCTAAAATTCATGGTGTCTCAAGTCTTTATCCAGCTTTACAACAAAGTAATGATTGGGATTGGGACTCATATACAGACGGATATATTGAAATTAAAAATTTAAACTTTGACCCTGATGTTGTAACTAACACGGGAAATTTAAATATTAAACTTACAGGAGATTGTGAGTTTGATGCATTTACAGTAAGTAGTGGAGATACTTTAGATTTGAATGGACAGAGGATAGAGTTAAGTGGAACATTAGACATAGATGGAACATTAGATGCAGATGGTCTTATTGTATGTGCTTCTAATATTAATGAAGATGGGGGTTTTTCAAATGGTGCTTCTTGTGATATGATTTTAACTGGAGCAGCAAATCACGATTTCCGAAGCACAACTCATCGCAATATTTTAATTAACACAGGAACAGGAACTTCTACTAATAATGATACTAAAGATATGGGAACGACTCCTTTTACTATTGGTTCAGGAACTTTTAGCAACGGAGGGTCGGGTCGAAATTTAACGTGTGGTAATTTTAGGATTGCTACAGGTGGAACTTATACGGCAGATGATGCTACAGTTACAGTAGCAGGAGATTTTACTACCAGTGGTGGTCTTATTGGTAAGAGTGCTTT